GCCTAATAATGCTCCTAGTTCTGTTTTTGCTCCTGCTTTAAAGCCAAGATTTCTTATATTTTTTGTATCAACAGATAAAATAGCATTTTGTTCTAATTTTTTTCTAGTTTCAGCTAATAATTTTCTTTCAAAACCACTTGTAAAAAAGAACTTATAAGTTTTAATCCCAGCTGAGTTCTTATCATAATAAGAGAATCCTATGTCGTTATTATTAAACTTCAATCCTACAAATGTTTGAAAAAATCTTAAAGTTTTACCTTGAGGTGCGCTTACGTTTACTTGTGCAGTTAAATTTCTAGCTTTGTTTTTAAGTTTTATCCCAAAGGGACCGTTCATAAACTCATTCCAATTATTTTTCAACACACTCTCAAATAAATTATTTAGTCCCTCTACTCCTCCTACTGCCGATATAAACATATCTTGAAAAGCCTTTACATCTTTTTGAGTTACTTTTGATAATTCTTGTAACTCTTTGAAGTTGTTTTCTACAGAAGTTATCAAAGCAGTATTACCTAATCCTATTCTAATTAATTCTGTAATCAGTAATTTTTGTCTATAAATGTAGTCTGGGTCATTTGCTACACTAGCAGCTACAGTAGGAGTGGCTTGAGTTAATTTTAGTTGTCCAGCTGCTTCATAAGACTTACCTGGTGCTAACTGACCTAATGTAAACTTGGCTTCAATGTCAAGATCTGAAACCCCCATAGTAGACTGAATTTCAGATACTATACTTGCTTCAACTACTCCAGGTTCTGCCTTTTTAATTAATGAAGCTACAACACTAGGTGGAACACCTTGAATATCTGCTTTACCAGATGCGGTAGTGGCCTCCCCTTTACCTTCAAAAACCCCTTTAACTATTTGTTCACCTAAATAACCCAAAGCTGCATTAGGATCTCTTTTTAATCTTTTTGCTTCATTTAAGCCTTTTTCAAAATCTTTATCTGAAATGTTGATTAAAACAGAAATCATTATATAGGCAACCTATAAAGATTTAACACTCGTCTTATTTGAGGAGGAAATCCATCCATAGAAAGCTCATGTGCTACAGAATCATCACCAGCTAATCTAGCAGAAGAAACACCTGATCTACCTTTGTAAAGTACTTTAACCATTTCTAGTGCAGCTAGTTTTAAATCTGCAGGTACACTTACATAGCCTCCAGTATAATTAACTTTTACACCGTTAGCAAAGTTTTGAAACTGTCTAGGATTAAAGAATCCTAAACGAGGAGTTCCTCCGCCTCTACCAGCATCAAAATTTATCTCTCCAGTTTCAGCGTACCACATATACTCATTTACTTTTCTAGAGAAGTCTATAATTTCTGTTTTGTTTTGTCCTTCGTTAAAATGTAATAACAGTTTAGTATCTTCATCAGAACTAAAAGGATTTGTTAAAGTAGTAAAGTTAGCGGAATATCTATCTATCCAAGAAACTCTTAGTTCATCTAAATTACCTTTATAATTTTTGTTAGATGTTAAATTAATTCTACCAATTTCAACAGAAGAACTTAGTGTTGGTACTGCATTAGAAGATGTGACTGTATCTCCAACCTGAGATCCATCTTTAAATATTTTATACTCAGAATCACTTCTTACGACTGCAATATGTGTAAATGTATTGGCTGTTAAGGTAGCACCTTCTATATATGTGGTTTCAGTTCCATCCTCTACTGTTTTAAAATATATACCGTTAGTTTCGTCATAAGATAGTTCCCAATAGTTAGAAGAGTCATCTACTCTAGATACCAAACAATGATCAGTTAAAGCTTTTGGTCTAGTATAAAGTTCAATAGTAAAAGGCTCTGAATCAAAGTCAAAATCAGTTGAAGACCCAATACTTAAATAATCACCAGACCCATCTAAAGTTAGACTAGATGTTCCATATTTTTTAATTCTTTTAGTTGTTTTTGCATTTCCAATAGTAGAAACTGTATGACTTGTACCTTCTAATTCAATTTGCTCTCCAGAAGGACCTGGTCCTCCGAGCGCTGAATATTTCTCTCCAAGATACTGAGATACTTCATTAACACTAATAATTGGTGGATTTTTAATAAAGACGGAGGATATTCCTCCATCAAAATATTCAGTATAGGTATTAGAAGAAAAAACCCTACCACAATAAGACTCTACGAGAGACGATACATAAGTATTAATAGAATTTAATCTATCGTCTTCGGAATCATTATCTAACTTAATTTTTAAAAACTCTTTTATTTCAAGAAGCGTTACAAGCATCGAATTCTCCAAAAAATAAAAGGGGATGGGGCTGGAGGCCCACATCCCCTTTTTACTTAGGTTAAAAAGTATTCTTACTCAGCACCACTTAGGATGTTAACAGCGTAAGAATAAGTTGAGCTTAGTGCTGCAGATGCGACAGTTGTAAGTGCCTTCATGTCATAACGAGTTGACATATACATAGCAGTTACCTGACGCTCTGGAAGATATTCACTTTCAACTTCCATTGCACGACGCTCACCGATTAGGAATCCAGGCTTATAAATCATTGTAGCAAGGACGCGGTTGTTGGCTGTGCCAGAAACTGAGTCCATGAACTCTGAAATATATAGTGGGATACCATAGATGGCTCCAAGTGAACCTGTTAGGTATGTTGCCTGAGCACCGAACTTGTCAACTGTCTGGAAATCAGTCTCAGTTACGAAAGCATTATAACCTTCAACTGATGTTAGAAGTACTAGGTTTTCACCTAGAGCAAGTCCGTATTTACCCATTAGACCGCGAGCTGAAGCAACAGTAGCTGCATTAGCTTTAGCAGTATTAGCGGAGGCACCTGTTAGGCCAACACCACGATAGAGGTTAAGGGCACTAACTGCACCAGCGTGGTTGACAACACCTTTAATTGGTGAAGCAACACCGCCGACACCTGTAGTTGAACCAGCTGAGAGTGACTCAGTAGCATCAAACCCAGTAAGAGCACCTGTACCGCGAAGTAGAACCTTATCGGTAAAGCGAGCTAGACGACGAGTAGCAGCTGAACGTAAGAAGTCAACTAGCGGAAGAATTGTATCTTCTTCTTCGTCTTTAGCAATGTGAGTCTTAACCATGAACTTATGTGGTGTAAGTTCAACAGATTTAATCTGATGCTGGTTAGTTGTTGGTACAGAGCTATTTGTATCAGTTGTATATGTACCTGACTCGAATTGTGCAATTGCATCATCTGTATCTTCATCAGCTACTGGAACTGAGAATTGACGTGCATTTACTTCAATACGATTGAAAAGAGGAGCTACAACAAGCTGCTGTCTCATTTCTTCGTATACGTTTGTTGAGAAGGCGTTTTCGAAAGCATCAACTGAGTTACCAGCAACAACGTCTTTCATACGCATACCCATTTTTGTATCCATTGGGCTCTTACGTAGAGCTTTAGCTAGGAAATATGCATTTGATAGATCTTTCTGTGAGAACTGAGTATTTCTACGAGTGTTCTCCTGATAGATCATTTTGCTTTCGGTAAAGGAATGAATCTGCTCTTTATAAGCTTTCATCTGACCTCTAAGTTCAGCAAGTTCTTCAGCAAGACGAGAATTTTCATGATCTTCGTCATTAGCCTTAATCTTTTCTTCAGATTGCTTTTCAATAACTGTGCCAGCTTCTTTAACTAGTTCAGCTACTCTTGGCTCTGAAACCTGAGCGACTGCTTTTTCTTCAACAGCAGGAGCCGCAGGGGTTTGTGTTTCTACATTAATGGTATCACCAATATCTTGAGTTGCCATTTTTGTGTTCTCCTTATCTTCGGTTAGATAACCGTGTAAACTTAAAGCGAAGTTTCTATCTTCTTCCTCTGGAAGGTTGATTAGAGCTTTAATAGTTTTAGTGAATCTTTGAGCCATTCCATAGTGTGTGTCACTCCATGAGCCGGCTTCCATGCTTTTTAGATTGATCAAGTTGTTTAATGTTGTTTGTAACTCAACACTTGTTTTAATCTTTTCATTATTCTTCATAGAATAAAGATCTAGTTCAGAGGCTTTAACATATTCTTCGAATTGTTGTTTAATAGACTCTCTGTCTGAATCTGTATAATTTGTAGCATCTACATGATCTACTAGTACAACATCATACTTAGTATTAAGATCCCATGTATTGACCACAGATAAATTAACAGCATCAACTTTAATTGTATTATCGCTGGAATTACCGTTAATGTCAACCTCTTTAAATATAAAAGATGGGCTTTCGGCTGTAGCAATTTTAGTCACTACATATCTTTGCCCGTTCATTTTAACAAAGTCGTTGTTATTAAGTTTTGATGTCTCAGCACTTAACATATTATAGAATGGGATAGGTTTAGTTGGATCTTCATAACTAGCTTCTTCATCCTCTTCTTTAATAGTTTCTACTTCAGGAGCAGATGATTTAGTATCTAGTTCTTCAGATTCTGCATCAGTTACTACTGCTTCAGATTTCTCTTCAATACTCTCAACTACTTCTTCTGAAGTTTTAACCTCTTCTGAAGATTCGATTACTTCTTCAGTAATCTCTTCTACTTGAGCTTCTTCTGTCATTTCATTCTCCTCATTAGTTTTTTCAGATATGAATTGTTTTTTGAATTCTTCATAGCTTTCATCAGATTCAAAACTTTTTCTGATACTAAATAAAGACTCTTGATTGGCAGGTACGCTCACTACACTGATTTCTAACAACTCTAGATCTTTAACTACGAAAGTATCTGAGTTTCTATCAAAATCCGCATCTTTAACTCTAAAACCAACACTAAAGCTTTTTAGTGCTCCATCGTTAATTAATGTTTGTACACCGTGTAGTTTTTCTGCCGCATCTGAGACAGAAGCTTCGACAAAGATTCCTTTTTTATCGACTCTAACCACATCTGATCTACCAATCGGTTTACCATGATCATGCTGATAAAGTAATACAGGATTTTTACGATAGTTCTCTACTCCTTTTGCCCATGCTTCTGGAAGTACGATATCGCCAACCCTGTCTTTATCTTTAGTATTTGCATATCCTGCAATCTTAAATTTACTCTTAGTGGTGCTATCTTTACTTTTAATTTCGATATCATCACTATTTATAAAGAATTTTTTATCATTCATTTGTTAACTCCGTTTTATCTTCTTCAGGAGGTCTACCGCCTAGTTCTGGACTTATTGCGCTTCCTGCTATATTTTGAGGTATTCTAATATTAGCTGTAGCTTCTTCTTCTAACTTAGGGAAGTATAGCTTTTCTCTAGCTTCATCCGCAGTTATAATTCCAGCATTTACTAAAGAAGTAAAATATTGTGCTTGTGTTTTTAAATCTGGTTGTAAAGCAGGTATATTTCTTAATTCTGGTCTAACCTTAACTGAGTTAAAGAAGTGTTCGAACGCACTAGCAAATTGTTGTACAATTGGAATTATTGTATGTTCATAAAATAAAACCTGGTTAGTCGCTATATTCGCGTTGTTCCCGCTTTTTAACAAGACATATGGTACACCTAAAGCTTTTGCCATATCTTGTTGTAATCTTTCAACACTGTTTTCAAAATCTAAGTTTTGAAAATTTATATCACTAAACTTGTCAATTTTTAGTCCACCATCTAAAATTGCAGGGTTTCTAGCACCTTCAAAAATAGTAGTATAACTAGATCTCCAAGATTGTAGTAATCTTTCTTTTACTTTTGCACTCATTACATTATCAGTAGTTAAAACAACCCCTGGAATTGCATTATTCCTAAAGAACTGTCTTTGGAATTTTAAAAGAGCGTAGTATAGATTAATTAAATCTGTTAAACTTTTTAATCTACTTTTACCTCTAAAAATACTTTCTTCATTGTCATCTTTTACGTGAATAACTTCTGAAGCATCAAAGTAAATTTTAGTCTCTTGTTTAACTCCAGTAGAAGGGCTTCTGTTTCTACCTGTAGATGATCCTGCAAATGGTTCAAATCCTGAGTCGTAACTAGATCCTGCACCGCTTAGTAGATATGTATAACCTTTTATAAATCGTTTTGCGTCAGTTTCGATTTCTATATCGTTCGCAGGTAAAATATATATATCATTACCATCATAATAGAAAAATGCATTTCCGTCAATTAAAAAATCAAAAAGTCCACGACGTAAAAATCTTATTTTATCCTCAAAGGGGTTAGGTCTCTCGTTTAAAAGTTTATTAACTTTTTTAACTGGTCCTCCACCTGGACCTGTTTCAACTGCAAATGGTATACCTACTGCTGAGTTTATAATCATCTCTATACAGCGATGAATAATTTCAACTTGATCATAAGCAGCTCTAAAATCTACATTACTATCAGGTTGAATTAAGGGCTCTTGGCTTTGTAGATAAGGTTGAATTGGATTTAGTTTTTCTCTAGTTAGTTTTTCTCTAATCCAAGATATAGGGCCTGCCATTAGTTAGTTTCTCCAAACTTATTCTTTTGAGCTTCAATCCAATTTTTAACTTTTTCTGATCGCCAATTTGAGTATCTTTGACCATATATAGAATGTAACTTCTCATGATGAGCTTTACATAGTGTATAAAGGTTTTCAGAAGAGAGTAGATCTAAGTGTTCTTCGTAAAATTCTACTCGTAGTTCTTTTATCTCTTCATATTCTGTTATATTTAGATTTCTTTTATCTACCCAGTTGTTCCATAGTTCAGAAATGCTATATAAGTGGTGAAGCTCTAAATTACTAGTAGATTTACATATATAACAACTCTTACCGTAGCTGTAATGTTTTTTAATATAATCTCTTACATATTTTACTGGGATTCTTTTAAGTTCTGACATTATTATAAACTTTAATTACATAGCAGTCAAAATTTTATTTTCTATCTTTTTGCTTTATTGCGTTTTGTAACTGTTGTAACCAAACCTCGTGTTTTCTTTTTCTTTTTGCTGAGTGACTTTGTATTAGTTGTGAGAGTATGAGTAGCTAGTTTTACTGGATAACCTAGCTTTCTCAAACTAGCTACATCTTTTTTAAGAGTCTTTGTAGTATGTTTCTTTCTTAGTGGAAACATACCACGTTTTACTGAGTTCATTGGTTTAATTTTTTTAGGCATAAATACTCACTGAGGAATTTTTAGAGTAAGAATAAATAGCGTACCTTAAAGCGTCACAACAATGTGAACTCCAATCATGTAAAGGTTTTGCTTTTTCTCCTTTTGTATTCCATCTATATGCTGTTACACTAGAATAAGTTCTTTCAGCATTTTCTATATCAAAAAATATGTTTTCATTTTGTACTAGTACTTGAAGATAACTGATACCATCATTAACAGATTTTATTGCGTTTTCACAAAAGATATCATAATCATACGCTAAATCAGCTTTAGTTTGTTGAGCAGCTGAGTCAATATAAACATTCTCAACCCCCCAATGTTCAATCATTTCGCCAATCACTTCTGCATGAGAAGAGGTAGTACCCTCTGTTGCAACATATTCGTCTACTACTATATAATTTTCACCATCTGTAGCCACTACTACAAAAGCTGTATCATCTCTAAAACCAATATCTAATCCTGCTATAAAGGTATAACGTTGGTCTTGAGGTAAAATATGCTCTTTAGCATCTATTAGATGCACAGAATCATCAACTTTATAAATCTGCCCTTCAAAGCTTGTCCACTCACAATAGTACTCTTGCTGGAAGATTGTTGGGGGTAAAGTCTTTTTTGCTTCTTCAATATCTGCTTCTTTTAGGGCAGGATTAACGTGCCAAGCATATAAACCACTACCCCATTCCGGGTAGTTATCGTCATCGCCACGCTGATAGTAATCATAGAGATAGTTTTGCTTACCTCGTGGAGTAGATATGAAAAGAGCTCTACTTCCTTGATAAGTAGATAGCGCGGGTCTTAAATCTCTTGTAAAGTATTCGTCATCTGGGATAATAGCTGCTTCGTCAACAATTAATAGGTGAGCAGCTCGACCAACTAGACTAGTTCTATTATTTGCAGATAGTAGTCTAAAGGTACTATCATTGATAAGTCTTACAACTCTATCTTTTAAATTTAGTCGCTTAGTTTCTATACCGAAAGCTTGTATGAGTTCTGTAGTATAGTCCCAAATAATAGATGATAAGTTATAGTCAGGAGCTACAACAATTACTTGTTGTCCAGGCTCTAGTAGTTTTGCTAGAGCTAGTACCGATGCAGCACTAGATTTACCTGTTCTTCTTGCTGAGATATGTACCCAAAAGCGATGATCTTCTAACCCCTCAAGCATTGCTACCTGACTAGGATTGAATTCTTTAAATCCAAACTTGTCAGGTAGCTTTGCAGTCAGTTTTTCAATTGGTACTTTAAAATATGGTTCACTCATACTACACTGTAGCAGTTACATCCTCTGAAAGCGATAATGCTACTAATGCATTATCTGTACCATCTGTAATTGTTCCACCATTCAAGTCAATAGAAGAGCTAGCAGATACTGTGATTGTTTCTCCTCCATTTAAAGTATGGCTTGCACTAAAGATAATTGAGTTATAGTTAGTGCTTGAAGCACTAAGAACTACTGAACTCCCATCAACATCTACAGTTAATTGAGGAGTCCCACTAATTACTACACCTTTTCTTGCAAAAGTAACTTTAACTTCAATATGGTTATTATCAGTATCAGCTTCGATTGTGGCTGAAGCAGGTTTTTGAACATACTGAGCGATTATAGCATCCCACCATTGTTGCATCATAGAAGTAACTTCAGCATCTGTCATATCAATATACTGTCCTTCATTATCAGGATCTTCTTGTTGCATAGTATTAGCAGCGTGCATTGCAAGAGCGCGAGTTACAATACTTTCTCTAGTTAGTACTGTTAATGAGTCAGGAATATAAAATTCTCTTTCAGCTAGGTTAGGCACCCAACCTACATATGTATAGTCGGAACTATTAAAGTGGTAACCACCATCTCTAATAAAAGTAGGAGCACGTTTTGCATCGCCTCTACCAACTTGTTCTAACATGTATTCAACAATCATTATTGATCTCCTTTAAATAAGGCATCATCAAGAATTCTGTTTTCTAGACCTTGAAGTTTCATTCTAATGTCATCAACATGTAGCTGATCAATTAACTTATCACACATATCATCTAAAAACTCATACATACCTGTTACAGTGTAGTCATCAGACTGTTCTTCTTGTGCTAAGTAACGCATCATGTCTTGAAATATTTTTCCGGGATTAACCCCAATTTGTTCTAGATATTCTTGTTCGCCTTTAGTTATGCGTCCGCTTTGACGGATATCTCTTAAACATTGAACTAAACTACGTTTTAAATGAGACTTAGCTTCTTCTTTTTCGAAGTCTTCTTCTGTATAACCTTCATAGGGCGCTTTTAACTGGTCGTAGAGTTCTGAAAGAGTTATAACATCTTTCATAGCTCCTTCTACATATTTCATTCCAGCAGCGCTAGAAGATCTCATTTCTGCTAATTCAATCTCTAAAAGCGTTTTTCTGTTTGGATCTTTCTCTTTTTCTACTTGTGATTCTTTAATCTTAATTTTTGCTTGAGTTTTAAGATAGTTCCACTTAGCCTCTTCTAGCGCTTGACGCTTAGAACTTACTTCAGCACTAATCTGTCTTAGATTCTTCATTGGTGCTGCGTAGCTTAAGTTAATATGTCTCCAAGTCCATTGAGAATGTGATCTATTCCAAATTCTTTCTGTTTCTACGCAGTTTAACATAGCTGCTTCAGCTAATGCTGCGTTTTCAGCAAATGTTTTGTTTCCAAAACTTTTAACATTAGGTAAATTCTTTGCAGAAAATACCTCACTCAAATGAGTAGATTGGTGATCTTGTATCCAAGTATTTAAGTCTTTTGACTTAATAATATCATTACTCATTATGTCCCCTCTTTAAATATATAGGATCCCATTGCTTGAGATCTTCGTTTGGTTGTGCTTCAAAACAGTTTGGTTGTAACGTAAACTTTCGTAATCGACAACCAAATATCTGTTCTAAATGTTCTTTAGTTTTTACAAACTCTCCAACAGGAATAAACTGTTGATCTTCTTTACAAGCTACTATAGTTTTACAAGTATCAGCTTGCATTTCTTTTAATGCGGCTAGACGTTGCATACCCATTCCAACATGGTACAACTCACCATCATCATTTTTATTTCTAGCACATAATGGATATTTTAACCCATTTTTACGAATGCTGTCAATTATAATTTTTTGCATTTCTACAAACTCTGGACGAGTCTTAAAAAACTCAGGTGGACGAGGAAACTCGGGAGTAAGAAGCTTAACAGGGAAATGCTCTATGTATACTAAAATCATTAGATACTACTAGTGTCTAAAACTTCTATAGAGGCAGAGGCTAACGGATAATCATCTAGAGATAGTGTCATTGTTTCAATGCCTTCACCAGTAGAAACATCTTCCGATAGAGTGAAGGTTAAAGTATTTGAAGAACCGGATAGCACAAAATTTCCAGTTAAGCTACCGCTTGATAAGTCCCCACTAGTAATTCCTGTTATTGTATAAGGTACTGAAGTTCCTGAATCTACATTATCAGTCTGTAGAGTAAACGCAACAGTATTTCCTTCTTGAGTAGAAGATACATTCGCGCTTACTGAGTATGATGGTAAAGTAGGATGGTTTATAAACGTAAAACTACTAGTAGAGTTTGAAAATGTTACTAAAGAGTTATTAGATCCAGTAGGAGTATTTAGTTTAGATAAATTATCTAAATCTATGTTTCCTTCATGAAGTATTACATTACCGCCTACGGTTGAGTTATCCTTTAACTTTGCCATTTTGTTTTCTACCTAAAATGTGATGATCCTTGAATCCAAATTACTAAACTCCAACGAGTACCAGCAGTAACCGGAGCTACTCTGTGACACATATAACTTGGAAACATCACTGCTGTACCTTGCGCTTGAGGCACAATATGATTATTGCCATCATAAATTTCTAAAGTTCCTCCCTCATATTCTGAAGGATCACTTAGCTGTAAACTGTAAGAGATTTTACGCCCATAAGAGTTTCCTCCGCTAATATCAATATGCCAATCATAATGTTGCTCTGTTTTTGAATCATACTTAAGAACTTGAAGATCATGTAAAATACCAGTTAACTCAAAATTAAAGGCATTTTTGTTAGCATAGTCTACTTGATATAGTATCTTTCTAAATACCCCATCAGTTATTTCATCACGAGGCATACCATATAAATACACATCTCTAGTTGAACGACGTACCTCAGATTGTTCTCCTACACCAACTGATGCAAATTGTGGAGTTCTTTTTTCTGCCCACTGTCTTATCCACATACATTCTTCAGGAGAAAAATATAGTTTTGGATCATCAGGACAAGTATTTTTATCATGTACAATAAATGACGGAGTTGGTGGTAGTTCTTTATTTAGTAATAGCATTTTATACCTCAAATTTAAAAGGTTTAATTGAGTCTTGTGCTTGAACTTGTTCAGTTTTTGAAACAGAAGTTTCTTTCGGTTTGTTTAAAGCATATTGAATAATTCTGTCTGTTTGCTTTTTATACTCGTCAGAGTGTTTAAAAATACCTAGACTTGGACGTCCATCAAATCTATGCTCTGCAGCATATGGACCATTAGCACGTACATAGTGAATAAATACTTGAGCTTGCCAAGTGCCTGTATATTCATCACGCCAATGAGGTACTTCACATCCTTCATACATCATAAGTTCTCCGACCCCAATATTAATTGGATTACCTACTTTTTCTTCTTTTGTAGAGTCTGGACTGCCTACATAGATAGGCCAGATATCTGTTGGACTAGACATGCCAAGCGTCATTGTACCTGATATTTCACAAGACGGACGATCTTTATGCCATTCTAGAATTTCACCAGGCTGATAAATACGTGCATAGGTATATGCCGGAATTAGTTGCATACCTAAAAGATTTGATAGCGGTTGAGCAAGCTGTAATAATAACGTATCAAAAGCTGGATCTCCATAAATACTCCAACTCTTTGGGCATTGAGTATCATCTCCTCCCATTGAAACTGGCGGAGTCATATAACCTGCATCTTTACGTAAGTGCATATAGTTTGTTAGAAAAGTGCACATATCTTTTGATATTACATCATCAAAAAGTACATATTTATCTCGTTTAAATTTTTCTTGTGGTGTCATTATTTTACCTTTCGTTTATTAATTAATAAATGTTGTTAGCATTATATTTGGTGTCCAGCTTCAGTGCTTTTAACTTGAGTTAAACTTCCAATATTTGTTGCATTTGTATCTGATGCAAATGGGAACTTTTCGATTATAGCTGTATAAACTGGAGTTGATATTCTACCTCCAGCTGCATAACCATTAGTAACACTTGACTGCCCAGACATATTCCATTTTGCTGTTGTTAAATCCCCCACATCAGCTCCATTACTGCTGGCGGCAAATGAGAATTTTTCTATAACATTAATTGCAGTATTGGTTGGAGAAAAATATCCTCCAGAAGAATATCCATGGGTACGTGAAGATTGACCAGACGCTCTAATTTTAATTGAAGTTAGCTCTCCTACATCAGAAGCATTTGCATCTGAACTAAAAGGAAACCTATCTATGATATCTCTATCATAATACCCTCCTGATGTATATCCATGAGTAGTTGATGATTGACCAGATCCACCATATCTTGCTATTGTCAAATCAGCAATGTCAGTTGCGTTAGTATCTGAATTAAAAGGAAATTTTTCAATAGTGTTGATGATTGAAGGAGTTTGACCACCAGAAACATAACCATTATAATCTGATGATTGTCCAGCCATATCATATTTATCTACTGTTAAATCACCAACACCTACCGCATTTGCGTCTGAACTAAATGGAAATTTTTCAATAATGCTGCCGCCAAACGGAGGTGTTGGAGCTGGTAAACCGCCACTTGTGTACCCATTATCCGATGACGACTGTCCTGTCATTCTTGATCTTGCTTGTGTTAAGTCGCCAACGCTTGTAGCATTTGTATCTGAGCTAAAAGGAAACTTTTCAATTGTAGATAATGTACTAGATACTGTTGGAGAATACCCTCCACTTGTATAACCGCTCACTGTACCTTGAAAGATAATCTCATAAAAGCTGTAAACAGTAAGAGGAGAGATATCAGTAAATAAAAGATTACCGTCTGGATCACTTGATAATGCTCGTACAGTAGCATTAGCAGAACCTTCAATGCTAGAAACATTGATAGTCGGTGTAGAACCTACAAGTGGTTTAGAGTTGCTCGTTGAGTCGGGTTTTAATATTGCCATTATGTATGAAATGCTGCTGAAGGTCTACCATAAATACCAGTATTCAGCTCTCCTATATCAGATGAATTAGCATCTGATGAAAATGTAAATTTATTTATTGCTGTACCTCCAGGCTGTCCTGAAGAATAGCCATCAGTTTGACTAGAATGTGTAGATCCAAAATATGTATTTTGATTAACTAGAGTAGAAGCAGGAGTATCAGATGAAAATGGAAACTTATATACAGATCTATTTAAGAGAAAAGGGGGTGAGCCTCCACCTACTGTATAACCATTCTCTGAGGAAGATATTCCACTACCATCAAAACTCATATTATAAGGAAGCTCTCCGATATCAGTAGACGACGATCCTGAGATTGCAAAAGGAAACTTCACCATTGCATCATCCACCAAGTTCCCGCTTCCTCCTACTGTATAACCATTAGTAGCAGAAGAGTGTGCCCCATGATTACGAGAAATATATGTAAGCTCTCCTATATCTACCCAAGAACCTTCTGAACTGAAAGGCATTCTTTCAACATGATTAAATGTTGGAGCAGGAGAAGTTGTACCTCCTGTTACAAATAGATATGAACCATTATTATGAGTAGCATGGTCGAAGATTCCTGGTGTTGAAGTAGCTGGAGTGGTTAACCATCCTGGCATTGTACTAAATGTTTCTGAAGAAAATGGAAATTTAACTTGATAATTAGGAATACTGCTAGTTCCTGGAAAGCTGCTACTAGGATAGTGTAGTCCTCCAATTATATAACCTGAAGTAGGCCCTGCTCCGCCTATCCAACGGTATGCATATTGAGTTATATTACCGAGAGAAGAAGCTGAAGTCTCTGAAGAAAAAGGAAACTTTTGTATGTCTCTCACAAGTCCGTTAAATGAAGCATTTACTCCACCTACTATATAGCCTGATGTATCTCCTACATATTTAGGAACTAAATCTTGAATAGTAGTAGATATAGAATTAGCAGGATATACATCAGTAAGTGTTAAACTTAAACTTTCAGGAGATTCAGTAACGCCGTCATTTACTACGGTATATGCAACAGAAGCTGTCCCAGGACTACTAGGAGGGAATGTAAAGGATCCTGTATTTGAAGAAGGAGATAAGTCAGATGGAGAAATATCACCACTTAGATAGTAGTTAATACTTCGTCCTTGAACTAAAGGCACTGGAGTAGCTGTAGCAGAATATGTAATAACATTACCTTCTTCTTCTAATGAAGCTGAAGGCGTTTTAGATAAAGAAACTGAAAGAGTACCTTGAATAGTGCCTAATTGAACAACATCATTAGCATCTTTAAACACTATTGTCTCATCTTGTATAATTGAAGCTGGAAATAGTGAATAAAAATTAAAATTACTAGAGGTAATACTAGTAGTAGTTGTGTCAACAATAGAGTTTGCGCCTAGAGTACTTCCAGATTTAAGTTGAGCCATTTAGTTTTCTCTTCAATTCATCGACTTCTGATTTAAGTTCTTTCATTGCTTGAATTAATACAGGAACAATTCGTGTATAGGAGATTGCAGTATTACCTTCTGCTACAACGTGAGGTAATACTTGAGAAACTTCTTCTGCAATCAATCCTAGTTCATGATTATTAGTTTGTATTTTATCATACTCTACAGGATTTAGCAATTGAATTTTAGAGAGTTGTTGTCTTAATGGTACTATATTTGTTTTAATAGCCATAGAAGATAGCTCAATTAGTGTGTCTCCTACTTCTACATTTCCACTAACATAGGTATTTCCATAAACATAGAGATTTGATGCTGGATTATAACTAGCACCAGGCCCAACAGTTACTGCACCAGTAGCAAAATAGATATCAGAACCACTCTCTGTCCAAGCACCTGTAGAAGCAGCAACATTATCTTGAACTGTGTCTATTAGTCCAGATAGTGTATTATAAGTTGTATAGTCATTTGCATTTACCCAAGCATTATTTTCGTTGGCAGTAACATTGTCTTGTACTGTGTCAATAAGCCCAGAAAGTGTTGTATATGTGGTGTGATCGTTAGCTGCTGAATCTGGTAGTGCATCAACATTTGCATTAACAGTATTTATCAATCCAGAAACAGTTACATATGTATCATATGTATTAGCTGTTACTGTAGTATATGTATTATAATCATTAGCTGCTGCGTCTGAAGCTGCACTAACATTATCTTGTACTGTATCTATTAATCCAGAAAGAGTTGTATAAGTTGCATAGTCGTTTGAATTTACCCAAGCGTTATTGTCTTCAGCACCTGCCCCTACCTCAGTGCCGTTAAAGTATAGTGTTCCACCATTGTTATAAAGTTTGTTTGTATTATCAGTTAATACATCAATTGGTGAAATGATTGTGACTGAATCGCCTAGATAACGTTGTCTCACTAGCTAATCTCCAACGCACTCACAGTTACTTCTAAATCTGTGCCTCTAACATATAGCTTATCTCCAGTTTCTAGGTTTAAGGGCTTATCAAAGATAAGAGTTTCTCCTACAGGAATTGATGCGTTATATGCTACGTGTGTAGTTGTAGATGCAGAGACATCTTCTACTAGTACGTTAGCAAAGCTTTCACTAGCGCCTATATTTGTTAAATATATTGAATGTATCACCATTGTCGAAGACGTTGGTGCTGTATTGATCAGTGTGTTAGCGATTCCACTAACTGAGTCTGATGATATTAGTTTAAAATTATTTGTTGCCATTTTTTATCCCTCTAATTCTGTTGTTGGTGGTGTAAATGATGTTGTATAACGTGCAAGACCCTTAGTAATTCTGAAGTCTTCAATATAACCCACTACAGGTAATTGATGATTTGATTGAGCCCATGAACCTATTACCTTCGATTCTGTAGATCTGTTAACAATGCTTGAAGTTATACTACCAACAGATACAATTGATGTTCCATTCAGCCAAAGTGTAAAGGTGTTTCCATTTCGAGTATATGCGATATGATTCCAAGCATTTAATGTTGGATTAGTATTTGATATTCCATTACCACCAGCATCGCAATGAAGCAAATTCCAACTAGAGCCGTTACTGCTGGCCCACATCCCAAGTCCTCTTCCGACTGTAGTCTGAAAATCTACTCCTAACCAATAATCCGTGGCAGAATGGAAAAACCATTGTCTTTGACTGAGAGTTGTAGGATACCACCACCATTCGAATGTAAAATCGTTACCTAGAGGTTCTAATTGCTCTGATGCAGGTAGATGTATCCAATCTCCAGTACCATCAAAATATACTGATGATGATGCATTTTTTGTTTGAGTAGTTGATGAAGCAGCATTTCCATATAAAGTTAATGTACCGGAAGATTGTGACGCATCATATACTTTAGCATCAGTTCCGCTTATCAATACTGATGTATTTGTAATTGCAGTTAATGATTCGGTTGGAGGAGTAAAAGCTGCAGTATAAACCGCTGTACCTTTGACTAAACGTATATCTGAAACATATCCGGTAAAAGGATTAGCCCCACCATATTGGCCTCCTACAGTAAACGGACTAGTGTGATCAGTTAACGCAGCAGAAGAAGTAACAGTGTTACCCAAAACCCCATTTAGAAACAATCGAATTGAAGTACCAGATCTACTAACCGCAAAATGATTCCAATTATTTTTCTTAGCTGAACCAAACTGCACATTATTAGCTATATCCCAACCACTATTAGTACTTGAAGAACAAAACTGCATTGTGGCGCCACCGTAGAAAGAAACCCAATAAGGAGCATATGAAGGAGAACATTTCGCAACAATTACATTATCAGCGGGGCCTGCAGCTGTTGCATAGAACCAACCTTCTAGTGTAAAATCACCACTTCCTAATTCTAACGATGCATCATCAGCAATACCCAAACTATCACCAGTCCCGTCAAGGTATACTGAACCACCATGAGTAGAAGCAGAATAGACTACATAATCATATGGAGAAACTGGTTCATGCGTGATCGATCCATTAGGAGTTAATGTATGACCTTGACCAGATGCATCTGTAAAATATGGCTTAGTCAATCCAAGAAATACTGTATTTGTGACTGCTGTTAATGAAGAAGTGGGTGGAGTAAAGTTGCCTTGATATACAGCGCTTCCCTTTACAATACGAACATCCTTAACATATCCATTTGCTTCTGCTTCCGAAAGATTAGGACCATTACTTACATTACCAATATTCAGATAACTTGTAGATGAAGCATCAGGGAAATTATTTGTAGAAATATTATAGGTATCTTCTGCAATACCATTTATATACAGAGTGATAGTGGTACCACTTCTTTCTAACGCAATATGATACCATTCACCATCAGTAACGGTTGTTGAAGACTCTAATACAGCTCCGGTATATGCTTGTACAGTGATTTTGGTACTGTATGAATCATGTCTATCTAATATTCCCCACGCTTGGTTGTTTAGCCAATATGGGCCAAAATGAAGAATACGAGCATAGCTCTGAGCTTTTGATATGGGATAATACCAACATTCAACTGTAAAATCTCCAGTTCCAAAAGTAAAGTCTGCATGTGTATCTGTTTTTAACCAATCAGAACCACTCCCGTCAATATAAGCACTATATCCACTAGCACGATACGGACTGAACGAAGTAGCTTGAGTGTTACCATATACAGAAACGGTGTGAGCATTAGTTGATGAATCAGTAATACTTGTATTTGTACCACCATTACCAGATGCTTTAACAAGTAGTGAAGTGTAGTTTGAATTATCTATTATGATAACTACTGAATTAGTAAGAGATATTGTTCCTACGCCAGTATTAACACCATCAGATACAGTAACTGTAACGGTTCCAGTATACGTATTAGAATCAGTATTAGTTATTGAGAGGCTTGTGTTAGAACTATCATGAACAATATTCGCATTAGCTGTAAAGTCATATGATATTGTAATGGTTGTAGGAGTGCCTTCAGGCTCAGTAATAGTATAGGTAACATTTGCTGTATTAGAACCTGGTTCTGTAGTAACAGAGGTTGCACTGAGGCTGATGCTAGGATCTTGATTAACAAGAGCAATTTTATACCAACCAGATCCATTTGTCATATATAGAGTATTGTTGTTTGAGGCAAAAGCAAAGTCTCCAGCACTTAGTCCTGTAAGAGGAAAAGCTTGAGAATTAGCATATACAGTAGCACCTCCAGAACCTAAATCAGTTCCGGCAGCGATTGTTGACGACTGGCTTCCGTCAGAGATGACAAAAGAGTTACCGCTAGCTACAAGGCTAACGCTATCGTCCCCAGTTCCAAGCTTAGTATTAGCTGCTAAATATGAAAGTGATTGTACCATTATTACTCCTGCTTACTTTTACTATATTTTAAATAAATTACGCCTGCTAGTCAATTTTTATAATTTTAATTACTATTTTAAATCTAGTAAAAAGTTATCAACCAATCCAAACTTCAGCAGCTTCTGAAGAAGAACTTCCAGATCCGCTTGCTGCAGCGACAGCAAATGCATCATCTTTAAGCAGTGTATATGTAATTGTAGGAGTAAATGACGCATCATTAAAAAGGCCTACAGTGCTTACTGCTAAACTGCTTACATTTTGAGAAGAGTTATTAGTAACTCCAAGTAGTGTTATTCCAATAGTAGGATTGGAGTTAGCTAAGTAATTAAATATTGATGTGGTTGCATTTGCATTTGCTGTGTCATAAGCCATTAGACATGAATCCAGAATAGATCTTGCTCAATGTTAGAATTAGTTCTATATGTGCCTCTATTTAAACAAATATACTTAGATCCATTAAATGTATAAACAGCCTCTTTTATTCGTATAGAGTCTAAGTACGTATAGTCTCTTACTTGGCAGCTATTGAATATATTTTTCATATACCCACCTGCGTTTGTACCACCTTCAGACTCAATCCTAATCGGAATAGCTGGGGGTATCTGTGCTCCTGTGCTTGAATCAGCTTCAGGAGAGTACATTAGTCCTCCCGCTACTAGATAAGCACTTGAATACGCTCCAGTCATTAGAGGACTACATAAACTATAATCACTGTGATACATAGCATAATTATTAACGGTGGTACCAAATATATCATTTAATAGTTGAGCTTCAGTAGTTGCTGGAATCCATAATCCTTGTGTAACACTGGTCACATTACCTGGATAGTATGTGTCTCTCCTATAATAATCAGATTCATACTGATGATAAGAAACTGAAGTCCCATTAAATGCACCATTCAAAGGATTTCTTTTATAGTTACCATGTTGAGCAGTGCAAAAATCAAAATGAGAGAACGGTCCTGTTACAGTTCCGTTTACGTCTTTTCTTCTCATTCTAGTCCAGTACCCTCCATCTTTATAAGCAGTTTGTTCATTATTAGTTAATTGCCAAATAGCTACCCAATATGGATTATCATTATAGTTGTCTTCCCAAGCTGTGTTAGTACGTTCTCCCCAGTGAAAAAACCCACCACTCTGGTAATAGTCAGCCCCTTCTGTACTCAGCGTATGCTCTGTTGTGCCGTCTTGCCCACAAGCAGCTATTGTTATAGCTGTAGAATTAGCTGCAATATAGTATATTCTATTATACGTGGCATAATCATCATAAGACTTTAAAAATCCAGCGGTTGTTGGAGTAGTATTACCTGTTCCTACACTCTGTGCAGGTAGAAAACATACCTCACCAGTATTTTTCTTACCATTTTGAGAGCTAACGTTAAACCATCTATTCCAATTTTCATCTCCAGTATTATCATAGTTATAATCCCATTCAGCTTGTGCTAAAGTTCCTGTTCCCCACACAATTCCAATTGAGTTAGAGTATGTTGTATCGATCCAGTTCGCACCATATGCACCGCCATAAAAATGAATAAAAGAGTAGGGTCTTCCTGACTTTCCTGTTGTGGTATATAGAGTTAATAGTTCAGGTGTAGTAATAGCAGAGCTAGCTGAGTCTGCTACAAGAGTTGTGCTGGTCGTTAACTCAGTCCAACCTCCTGCAACTGTATTATCAATTACTGTATCTATAAGTTCATAAGAATCAGCTGTACTATTACTAGCTAAATGTCCTGTAGCTGAAGGAGTTGAGTTTGCCGAAGCTGTTGCAACTGCTCTAATAGCTTTCATCAAAGATCTGTGTTGAGAGGCTGCATCTGCGTCTCCATCAATAATCACTTTACATAACATTTTATTCTCCTTCTAAAATAAGTTGATTGCCTGTTACTGTATCACCACCTGTAGCTACCAACGTTGCGTTTGTTTCAACGGAATATAAACTAATTCCTGTTGTAAAATAGTATTTATCATCTGAATCTTGAAGTATACCTCCACCAGTAAAAACAGGTGAAGGATATGCTGAACGCATACCAAATACTTGCCACATACCTCTAGTTCGTGTACCTACAGAAACGGTGTCTAAAGGTACATAAGCTACTGAAGAGTCACTTGCGCTTAAAACTCCTTTAGTAGCGCCTAAACTGTGTAGATATAAGCTTGACTGTTCTTGATATTGTCTAAACTCTGAATCATACGTATGAGGTAAGATACCGCTTCCTGCTGTTAATCCTCCAGCAAATATACCAAAAGTAGTTGTTTCTGTGAACACAGAGTTTAGACCATTTTTAAGTAAATCAGCGGCTATAGCATAACTACCTCTTGAGTAAAAGTAAAATATATCATCAGTAACACCTAACCAATATGTATCTGTGTTTGATGTTGTATCAAGAACTATACCCGTGCTAGTAAGAGTTGTATTTTTTACTGTTTGATCTGCGTAGTTTAAGCCACCCTGTATACTTAAATATCCGCTATCAAGCTCTAAACTAAACCAATTAGTTACTCCTGAATAGAAATTATGCTTCTTCTCCCAGTGATCTCCAGTTGCATTATCATTATATACTGTTCCTGTATTTGCATAATTTGTTCCATATACGATAGACTCAGTAGAGGATGCATTTAAATTTGAAGGACGTTTTATACTTCCGTCTAAAGAAGTTGTAATTCCGCCTTCGATACAAGTATTTATATCTGCTATAATGTTAGCTGCTGAAGCTCCTGAGTAAATTAGTTTAACTATCATTAGCCGCTCCCTGTGTACGAATGAACTAACTCAAAATCTGAACTATTGATTTCTCCGTTAAACCAAAAATATGGTCCTAATATGTTTCCCTCGTCATCTCTAATTCTAATTTTGAAAAACATTATCTCAGGTTCATCTTTAGCTAGTCCCTCAAAATTAAGAGTTTGTAAATGTTCTCTAAGATCATTTGGTTCATTGTAAGAATTTGAACTAACGTTGCTATATATCCAACCGCTATCTGTTGAGTAAACTGCTGCTAGTTTTGCATTTCTTTCTTCATCAGTCATTTTAATCTCCTAAGTATACTTCATAATCACGTGTAAATCAGAACCTGCAGTATTACTGCCCACACTCAATACGTCTATTGTAAAATAGTCACCTTCATTTGCAGTAATAGTAGTTACATTTGAAGCCTCTGATCCCCCATCAGCGATAGTCACAATATTGTTCGACACACCATTTCGTTTTATATCTACTGACAGTGCAGCACCTACAGGGGCAGTACTAACTCTAGCAACTACATTACTAATAGATATCGCAGAGGGAGCATACCATCTAGCATTTCCTGTAACTGCACTTAATTCACCTTTTCTTACGAGTTGTACATAGTTAGTATTATCTACAAATGCCACTCCATTAACAGTAGAAAAGCTTAGCAGCTGACCGTCAGTAGCTCCGGTTGAACTTATAGTAGAAGGGTGTATTTTAGTTATAGCCATATTTCAATCCTATTAAGCCTGAGATTCTGTCCAGGTTATTTTAGCAGAGCATTGGTAAGGTGTAGATGCTGTGATAGATGATGTAGCCATTTATAGCTCTCCTAGTAACCAGCCATAATCACTATTAAAATAGATTAAGGTCAATGCTGCTCTATGTGTAGAAACAGTCATATCTCCTGCATCTCCCATAATCTTATTACCTCCACTATTAATAGTTATAGCATTAGTGTTAGCGGAGCCAGTGGCATCAATAAGTTTAATTTTAGCTCCATATACAGGCGAAGGGAGAGTTACTGTAATTGCTGTATTTGCACAATCTATAAAATAATTAGTATTGGAAGTTAGAGTTATATTAGAAGATATAGTATTCCAAGACTCTTGAGAACCTCCGCCTCCGCTTCCAGCAGCTACATTATCTTGTACTGTATCTATTAAGCTTGTTAAAGTAACATAGGTGCTATGAGTATTTGCAGTGACTGTATTATAAGTATTGTACAGGTTTGCATTAGTACTGTCAACTGTAGAAGTTAGAGAATCTACGTTATCTTGTATTAAATTTATATCAGAATGCTTACCTATTTTACTCCAAGAACCACCGTATCCAAAATATCCTGAAGCTTCTGAGTCCACAACTGAAAAAGCACCAGGTATATAATTCGCTTGTAATTCTGTAAGGTTTGAGTGAGTTAACCAAAATGAGGACTGTTGAGAATTAGAAGATTGATAATTCGCTGTAACAGCTGCATGTCGAATCATTACCGATGTACCATCTGGAGGAGCAGAACCAAAAGTAACAGTAGTTCCAGAAATAGAATAATCTGTAGTTGGTCTCTGCATTAGACCATCAACAGTTACTATAACATCATTAGGGTCATTAGTATCGAATGGAGAAGTAAACGACGTAGTAACTCCATTTGCTGTAGAAATTGTTGCATCAGTACTCGTTACTGTTAATAGTTTTAAGTGCCTTACTTCTAAAGTTAAACCTGCTGTAATTGGGGCTGTATTTATTAGAGTAAGAGTAGATCCTGAGATGACATAATCTTCATTTGGAACCTGGTTTATCCCTTGAAAACTTACAATTAAAGAATTTGCACTAGTTACGCTTTCACTAAGAGAAAAAGTATTAGAGTTTGAAGAGGTTGTAAAAGTATCACTTATAGGAATTCCACCAGATGCCCCTGAGGAACCTCCAGAACCTCCTCCAGCTGCAACGTTGTCTTGAACTGTATCAATTAAAGAGGATAATGTAGTATAGGTGTTATAATCATTGGCTGTAAGAGTAGTATAAGTTACATGATCATTAGAGTTTACAAATGTATTATTATCTGTACTTCCTGCAGATACATTATCTTGAACTGTGTCAATTAGTCCTGTTAAAGTAACGTATGTATCATATGTATTTGCTGTTAAAGTTGTGTATGTTACATGATCGTTTGAATTTACAAATGTATTATTATCTTCGATTATTTCAGACTCATGAGCAAGCTTAACCCAACTTCCTGCGTGTCCAAAGTATGCTCGTCCGGTACCATGAACATGAGCAAACCCACCATGAATATAATTAGAGTTTAATTCAGTTTCATTAGCATAGTATCCCCAAAAATTAGAGGAGTTAAACTTAGCATTGTTACTAACTATTCCAACATTATCTTGTACCGTATCTACTAAACCTGTAAGAGTTACATACGTATCATATGTATTTGCTGTTACGGTTGTATATGTGCTATAATCATTTGCAGCACTATCTGGTAAAGCATCTACATTGCTGGATACCAAACCTATTTGATTAGTTAAAGTAACTGCAATATTAGCGTCGTTTTCTAAGGCTGCAGCAATTTCAGCAAGAGTATCTAAAGCAGTTGGAGAGGCACCTATTACAGAAGTTAAGTTTGACTGAACAGTGTCTATTAACGTAGATACCGTTGTATAGGTACTATAGTCATTAGCTGCTGAATCAGGTAAAGCATCTACATTGGCATTAACAGTGTCTATTAACGTAGATACCGTTGTATAGGTACTATAGTCATTAGCTGCTGAATCAGGTAAAGCATCTACATTGGCATTAACAGTGTCTATTAACGTAGATACCGTTGTATAGGTACTATAGTCATTAGCTGCTGAATCAGGTAATGCGTCTACATTGGCGTTAACAGTGTCTATTAACGTAGATACCGTTGTATAGGTACTATAGTCATTAGCTGCTGAATCAGGTAATGCGTCTACATTGGCGTTAACAGTGTCTATTAACGTAGATACCGTTGTATAGGTACTAT